TTTAGTTCTGATTTTTTAAGAAACGCTAACGAATATTTACAATCTTGTATAGATCATAAAAGAATATTTTTTGCATCCAGAACAGGAGCATACGGTAGTTTTTTCTCTAAAGTATCTTCGGCTAAAGTCCCTCTTAAAATGACTCACTTTAACGATATAGGAGAAATGATAGAAACTCAAGACACTTTGATTTATCAAACCAAGAAACAATGTGCTCTCGTGGAGGTTAAATCCACCGCAAAAGGCACTCAGACGTTTGACCTTCCGCAACACCTCCGGAGAAGTACTTCTGCCAATCGTGCCAGAAAGGATAATTATACAACGTTAATGTTAGCTAATTGGGCTATTAAAGCCTATAATGACATGAAGAATATAAAAGTTGAAGAAGTTAATGCGACTTTTGTTCCAAGGATGATCGATTAAGTGTAATTTAAAGTTAAAATGGCAGTTAAAAGAAAAGTTAAGAACGAAAACACCGTTAACGAACCGCTAATGGCGGGCGGAGATTTTATTGAGACTGTCGCTTCTACTAGATCGCGGCGCAATAAAGCTGGGTCTATTGAACGTACCGATAGGTATCGAAATATAGATGACGGGATAATTCCATTTAGATATTCTCAAGGAGTTACTAATAATTCAAGCTTGGATATTAGAGATACGATAGTACTTTGCCAAAAAGCTTATTATAACTTCTCAGTTTTTAGAAATACTATTGACTTAATGACAGAGTTTTCTATGAGTAATATCTATCTTACTGGTGGAAGCAAAAAAGCTAGAGAGTTCTTCGACGCTTTATGCAAGAAGATAAATATGAATAGCTTGCAGAGTAAATTCTTTAGAGAGTACTACAGGTCCGGGAATGTCTTTATTCATAGGTTCGACGCGAATGTCTCTCAGGCTGATGTAACGAGAATGACTCAAACTTTTGGATTAAGTTCAAATGCTTCTTTCAAACTCCCAGCTAGATATATTATTCTTAATCCTGCTGATATCCAAATCTCAGGAAATATCACTTTCGCCACAGGAGAATTCAAAAAAGTTCTTACTGATTATGAACTAGAGAGATTAAGGCATCCAAGAACAGAAGAAGACCGTCAGGTTTTAGAAAGCTTCGATCCCGAAACTATTAAGAAGATTAAAGGAGAAGGAAACAAAAAGCCGGGGTATAACGCTGTCAGCATTCCTTTACCGCTGGATAAAATTACAGCGGTCTTTTACAAGAAGCAAGATTACGAGCCTTTCGCAGTGCCGATGGGCTATCCTGTCTTAGAGGATATTAACTGGAAGCAAGAAATGAAGAAGATGGACATGGCTCTTACTAGAACCACGAATCAATCTATTCTTCTTGTGACTATGGGAGCGGAGCCGGAAAAAGGTGGAGTAAACCAAAAGAACCTTTTGGCTATGCAGAAGCTATTCGAGAATGAGTCCGTAGGACGTGTTCTTATTTCTGATTATACTACTCAAGCGAAGTTCGTCATCCCTGATATCGCAGGAATACTTGATCCTAAAAAGTATGAAGTATGCAACCACGATATTCAAATGGGTCTGAATAATATTCTCCTTAGCGATGAGAAGTTTGCGAATTCAAGTATTAAAGTCCAAGTGTTTATGGAAAGACTTAATGAAGGAAGAAAAGTATTCATTAATGATTTCTTAATGCCGGAAATTAAAAGAATCTCTAAGGAGATGGGCTTTAAAAATTATCCTACTCCGAATTTTGAAGACTTAGATCTCAGAGACAATTCTATTTACGCTAGAGTATATAGCAGACTTGTTGAGTTAGGAGTTTTAACTCCAGAAGAAGGTATTCAAGCTATAGAATCTGGCCGTATGCCAACTACTGAAGAATCTATAGAATCTCAAGAGAAATTTAGAGAACTAAAAGATAATGGTTTGTACGAGCCAGTCCTAGGAAATAAACCTCCTAAAGAAATCCCTGCGCAAAAAGCTAAACCAGTGCCTCAACAAAAAGGTAGGCCAGAAGGTACGGGAAGACCAAAAGACACTGATACCAAAAATCCTATAGGATTAAAAGCAAATAAGCAAACTAGGTTTAGTTTAACTAAAGTCAGAGATAATTTAAATTTAGCAGATAAGCTAAATTCGGAAGTTGAAGCATCTTTAAGGCAATTACATAATCGCAAAAGATTGAATAAGACTCAGAAAGAAATTGCTCAACAAATTTCCAATATAGTAATTCATAATGAGGACCCGGAGAATTGGTTAGCTAAAGCTGGAAGATATGCAGCTGAGCCAGTTGATAGAAACGACGAAAGAGTCAAAGAAATTCAATCTATAGCTTACGAACATCAAGTAGATGACTTTTTGGCGGGTATATTGTATTGCAGTAAATATGATGAAGAATAATGTCAAGAATTATTTACAATGTCGAAGGACTTTTCGTAGGACCGTCTGGCAATAATTTTTTAAATTATGCGGGAGGGGATTCTCATAACGATTATTCCAATACTGTTATAAATGATAATTTAATCAAACAGTTAGATAGAGTTCAGGCGCTATCTTACGATATTAGTATTCCTCATCATCAAGTAGCTCAATTAAACACACGGTCTGTAGTGGATAGGCCAATCATAAATCCCCCCGAAGTAAGTTTTTCATTTTCTTATTTGATTTCAGACGTTTCAAACGAAGCTAAGATGGGCTTATATGTCAATCATCCTAGATTTGAATATCCTTACGAAGGCGCTCCGCTCTTTTCTAATAACACCGGGCAATCTTTAATTTCTGGATTCGCAGAAGATGACGAAACAAAAGATGGCTTTAAAGATAAGAAAAACTTTTATTTAGTCGTACGTTCAGATAAAGAGGATTTAAATCAAACAAATAACGACTCGCTGACAAGCTTAGAAGTGAGAGATACAAATGGCTTAATACCTCCTACTTCTGTTAATATAGGAGACCCTCCCTACCATAACCCTCATGAAGATATAGTAGACATGAAAAGTAGCGGGCATAACGTAATTGCTTTTGGCAACTGTTACATGACTTCTTATTCTACAGAAGCTTCCATAGGAGACTTTCCTAGAGTCGATATTTCTTATGTATCAGAAAATGTAATGTTCTATACAAGCGGTAGCGGTTTTGCAACTCCAACTATAGAAACAAAAAGTGGGACGCAAATAAGCGGTGTAGAGTGCGTTATTCCGAAAATAAAAGCAAGGAATCCTATGTCAGTAATTAGGCCCGGAGATATAGACTTTTCGGTAGATTCTTTTTCTGGACTAGGTATAGATTTCAATAATCTTCATTTAGAGTCTTATAGTATAAATTTTGACCTCCCTAGAGAAGCTCAGACTAGCTTGGGATACAAGTTCCCAATAAGCAGAAAGTTAAACTATACAATACCTGTGCAAATAGGTATAAATGGTATAGTCGAAAAAATGAGCTCGGGCTCTTTAATAGACTTAGTAGAATTAAATCAAGATTATAACTTTACTGTAAATTTAAACCGATCTCAAGAATGCTCTACTGTATCGACGGATTCTCCTAGGCACGCAGGAGTCTTAGGGTTAACTGGCACAGAGCCGTTAATAAAATATTCTTTTAATAAAGCTAAACTTGATTCTTTCGACTATGATACATCTATAGGTAGCAGCAAGCAGTTTTCAGCTATCTTTAGTACGGAGTTAGATCCAGACAATTTAACTAAAGGATTTTTTATAAGCGGTCTTTTGGGAGATAGGGCAATAGAAGATTTTCACCTTCTTGAAAATTCGAGCGGAATAAACTTTGACGGAGTAGCGTATGACGTAGATAGATTCTACTTACAATTAGAAGAATCTGAGGATTTGCTAGTAAGCAATGATGTTCGCCTGTATTAAAAAGTGTATAATATAAAAGGAATAAGGAATGGCAAATAAAAAAATATCTCAACTTTCAGGGATTTCTCCAGTACCAACAGGAGCCCTAGTCCTAGTAGCTAATTCTGGAGTCAGTAGAAGTGCTACGGTGAAAGATATGGCGTCTGCCATAGCCAGCACAAATAATAATTTTAGCGGCCTAGTAGATACTCCGAGCGGAATTACAGGGGATATGTTTTTAGTTGGTTCCCCCGGAGGGAATAGCCTAACTTTCTCAAAAAACTTAAATCTTGGAACAGGTACATTTTTAGATAAAAAGACAGGAGGAACCATAAGTGGGACCGTTACTATGGCTACTGGTGAAAAAATCCAATTTGCCAATAGTAATATATTTATAAATTCGGCAGGAGAAAATCTTGCTATAGATGCAAATACATTTTTAAAACTTAAAACAGAGTCCGGAGTCAACTTGTACCAAGTTGGAGGCTCTGTTCCAAAACTCAGATTTTATACTGGTTTTAGTGAAGAATCTGTAGCCCAACAGTTGTCTATCGAACATTCTAGATTTGTTCTGTCCGGAGCTCCAACTGGAACTGTTATCACAGAAAGAATAGACGTTAGTGGAGATATATACCAGAGCGGCGTTTTAATTGACACAGGAACTTTTGCTTTAAAAGCCGATACGGGAAGTTTTATCACGTCTATAGAAGGGACAAGTACAAGCTTGGCTGAAACAGGCCAAAACTTGTCAGGCTATATTGATGCTGTTAGCGGAAATATAATGAACACCGGCGCTAATTTAAGCGGGTGGATAGCTGATATTAGTGGTAAAACGGTATACAAAACTGAAACAGGAGTTTTTCCTACGGGCACGGGAGTAGTAGGCTATATAGCTAAATGGACGGACGAGATAAATGGTTCGGGTAGAGTTCTCCATACAGGGTTTTTAGTTGAAGATGGAGCAGGATTAGCTGCCCCCGGACCTAGCTATGT